CAGTCATATCAAATAGCACAAATAGATAGTGACACAGTGATGTACATTACCCCTTCTTATAGAGGTCAAACACAAGACGGTGTTGTTGGTACTATTACTGAAACTATTAAAGTAAATCAAGCAAATTGGAATATAGATACTGCTGATGGATTAGGGCCTACTGGCTATGTGTTAGATCTTAATACAATTCAAATGGCCTACATTGATTACTCTTGGTATGGTGCAGGTAAAATTAGATTTGGATTTAAAGATCAAGATGGTGACGTTCAGTATGTACACGCATTTATACACAACAACTTAGAAACAGAAGCATATATGAGATCAGGTAATATGCCTGCACGTTATGACATACAAAACAAAGGAACACCTACATATGTACCTGCCTTAGCTCACTGGGGTACATCTGTAATTATGGATGGTAGGTTTGACGATGATAAAGCATACGTCTTTACTGCATCATCTAATGACGTTGCTGTTACTGGTTCTGCATCAGTTACTGTTACAGGTAAGGTTGAATATACAGGAGACTACTATTCACTAATTGATAACAGATTAAGAAGAATAGGTCGTTGTCTAGCTATTAATACAAACAGTACTTATAACCAGTTATCGTCAGGTATGACTATTTCTGGAGCTAACTTACAATCAGGTACAAGACTAAGAAACCCAAGTGACGGTAGAATACAACCTTATGCAGCATACCTACCAGAAATTCTTGCATCAGAAGGCTATAGCTACAGTGGACAACAGACAAGAAACTTACTAGTTCTTGACCGTACACCTACAGGAACAGCAGGTTCTAACAGTTCTTACACAGTAACTTTATCTAATGCAACTACACCTGTTGTATATGACATACCACTTATTAGTATCAGACTTGCACCATCTGTAGATACAGGTACTATTGGCCGTCTTGGAGAACGTGAGATTATAAACCGAATGCAGTTACTACTTAACTCTGTTGGTATCTTAACTACTCACACTATCGAGGTTGTATTAAGACTAAATGGATCTATAGATAACGCACAATGGCAGGCAGTTGAAAGCCCTTCACTATCACAACTTATCTATCATGGTACAGGTGACAGTATAGAAGGTGGTGTTAACTTGTTTAAGTTCCGTGCAGCAGGTACATCAGGTACTTCTGCGAGAACACAGGCAGTTACAGAACAGACCCTAGGTGAGGTTGCATCTCTTGGTAATAGCATTATGGGTGGTGACAATACATTCCCAGATGGCCCTGACATACTTACAGTAGTTGCAAGACTTACTGAAGATCCAGGTACAGTATCTAACTCCAACCCACTGTTAATTAACTCAAGAATATCTTGGTCAGAATCACAGGCATAAATGGATATTGATTTACCTGATCTACCAGATACAAGTAATTCAAATTTAACAATACCTAAAACGGAATTTGACTTTCCATTGGCGGAAGTTTTATATCTAGATCCAAGTCTTCTACCTTCTCTGGAACAGGTACAGGGGGGACTTTCAGATCAGGAATCTTCTGTTGGAGAAGAAACATCATCTTCAACGGAGGAAGTATCACCAATAACACCACCGCAAGGACTGAACAACTTGCCAAAAACCACAGAAATTTTATCAACAGAAGAAGGGGTAGCTACATTTAGCCTACCATTTTTTGGTGAGATGCCAATTCCTGAGCCACAAGTGATTGCGTCTTCTGTGATAGCAGCAGGTACTGCGTCAGTAGTGAGCGTGGCAGGGGGGATTGCAATGCAATCAGTAATAGCTCAAATTAAAAAGATATTTAAAAAAATATTTACTAAGGCTTTGAAGAAGGAGATTGCAGATCGTCAAAAGAATTCCGATTAGCCTTGACATAAGCTTCGATGTTTATAACATCAGCACATAGGAATGCAAATTCTGACTTCGGATTTATCATGTATCCCGATGCGTGCAATTGTTGACATTTTAAAATCCTCACCAGGTTTTTATCGTATATATTTTTCTCTAATTCTTCTTTGGCTAGGTCTAGCTTTACACCTGCTAGTTCTGAACAAGTATCGTTATTAGCTCCAAGCGGTATCATCCAAGAAATTTGAAACCCCCAACCTTGGTTGATACTATAAGTTTCGCTGCTTGGATTTTCTGCTTCGTTACCTGTATAAAATGGAGTGAACGCCATAGTTGGTTGGCTGCATACTAAGTTTCCAAACTGCAACTTGCCTGTCATCCCATTATTAATATTCATATTTTGATTGATAATACTAGAGTTACCCACTGCATTAGGTTGGGCTATAACATCTGTATCACCTTCTGCTTTTACTGGATTACTGGCTAAACACAGACAAGCTAGTGATAACGCTAGTGGTCGTAATGTCATCTGTTTGAGTGATCTGCTCGGTCATAGCAGAAGCTGCCCTTGTTGTCGTTGATAATGACCAATCTGCTGTAGCATCTGTTGGAGTAAAGATTGCATCTGTCGCTTCTATGCCACCACTAGTTGCTGACGTAACGGTAATGTTTGAAGCTTCCCAAGTATTAAGTGCCGACCCATATTTCTCAGTAACTATTACACGATCTATAGTCTGAGTTATGTTTTCAGTTTTATTACTAGATCCAGTAGTCCAAGAAGGTTGTACTCCATTGGCAAAAGCAGATAGTGGTGTTGCTAGTAAAGCTAATAAAAGTAGTTTCTTCATGGGTTTACTTTTTTGTATCTTTATTATTACCTATTGTAGGTGCTTTTGCACCCCCATTATTGTTACCCTTCTTACCAATAGACAAACCAAGACTCGCAGTCGATGCTGAAAAAATACTTGCAATAAAAGTCGGATCAAAATCTACAATCTTTTTACCACTTGGTGGCTCCCAATATGAAAGTGTTAATAAAGCTGCTGACCATATCAAGATAGCAACCTTAACAATAGTCTCAACTCTGTTTTCTTTATCTTCTTCCATAATAGGTTTTATTAGTCATACTATACATAATCACAAGTTAAGGCAATGCCTGAGATTTACGCAGCATTAATAGGTGCATCAGTTACTGCAATAGTAGTGATGATATCTAACATGAGTAATAAAAGAGAAAGAGATATAAGAGACATATACTTTAGGCTAAACAAGTTATCAGAAGCGGTAAGCAGAATAGAAGGCAAGATACAATAACGTGTGCTATGTTTGGAAAAACAAACAAATCATGTACAAAATTCTTAAGCCTATAATTTTACGCTTCCTTTCGACCACGGCTGCAAAGCGACTTGTGGTAGATCTTTGTCGGTCATTTGTAAAGCAGACCTCGAATACCGTGGACGATAAATTAGTTGACCTGCTTGAGCAAAATTTGTTTCCCAAATTAAACTGATGGACAAAGGTAAATTTCTCAACATCGAATTAGAAGAACCACCTGTAGAGTTGCAGCTATCGGTTGAAATGCGAGTAAGAGAAATTTTAAAAAGTGATGATGTAATAGGGGTTAAAAAATATTGCACACATTTAATTAGACATCAGATGAAACAAGATGTTTTCTTAGCAAGTTTGTTAGGCAGAATAATAGAACTTGAAGCAATACTAGATAAAAAAGAAAGGGCAGACGAGCTAAATACTATGGACAAAATAAAAAAGTTCTTTCATAATTATTAGTAAAGGAATTTATTATGCCTAAGAAATCTTACGGTAAACCCAAGCCACCTAAGAAGTAGGCAAGGCTTGGTAGGTTCTAGTTCTCCCCAATGCTAGGGCTGATACCTCAGAGTGATTATTGGTCTGCTCACTCTGGGGTATTTTATTTTAAAAAGGTATTTCGTTATCGTCACCTTTATATGTTGGTGTACTTGGTGATGGTCTACCTGGTTGATAGTTATTATCTGCATCAAAAATAGAAACCATTACTGCGGATGGATTTGGTTTGTCGCTGAAGTCAGGTAACCCTGCTAAGTTAACCCATCTATCAATAAGAATAAATTGTTTGCCTTGGTCATTCTCCATAATGACTCCAATGTTTTGCCAATTAGCTTTGCTATTGCCATCCCTATCTTTGTATTCGCGAGTCTTGACTGATAGGTTTTTGATCTTTCTTGCCATAAGGAATTTCCTGTAGTATGCGTATTTTGACAAAGCCACCTAGGTAGTCTTTATCCATTGTTGATATAACAGTATTGAATCTTTTGTCGTTAATGCCTAGTGCATCAGCTAACCCATCAATACCTGCTTTCATTCTAGCGACTAAATTGTCACGGTCATAACTCCTACGGTCAGGCGGTATAAACGTCATTTCTAAAACTAATTCTTCAGGTATGTTTTCATGGACACCCCTGTATTTTTTTAGTTGTTCTTTAGAAACGCTGTAACAATCTTTTCTGTATTGTTTTTTTGCAGCGGCAAGTTTTGCCCAATGCAATCTTCTATTCGGTGACAACTCTGTTGGCGGCCAACCTAATACTATTTG